GGACGGCATGAAAGACGCTGCTAAAGCTGGATTTAACGGAATCATTGATTTTGTGAATGGTGGTATTAAAGGTATTAATGGCGTAGTTCATTTCTTCGGTGGTAAAAAACAGACCATTGATCTTATTCCACGTTTAAAAGATGGCGGACGTATTTCAAAATCAACACTAGCGTTAGTCAATGACGAAGAGAGCCCAACATATCGAGAAGCTATTTTCAGACGTGATGGCTCAGTTGAATTACCGCAAGAACGTAACGTGCTTACTCACTTAGAAGCCGGCGATGCTGTTATGCCAGCCAAACAAACCGCTATGCTGTTAGGCTTACCGCAGTATAAGGGCGGTTTTGGCGATTGGCTAGGTAAGGCGGCTGACTGGGTAGGCGATGTCAGTGGTGATGTTGGCGAATGGCTAGCTGATAAGATTGATCAATTAGAAGATGCTCTAAAAGATCCGTTAGGTGTCTTGATGGGGCTTTTTAAAAAGAGTAAGAATAACGCTGAAGCTATTTGGCATGATATTGGTGAAGGTGCTGGTAAATATGTGCCTGAGCAAGCGGTTGATTGGTTTAAAGGTATCTTAGACGGGTTCAAGAAGAAGTTTGATGAGTCTGGCGGAAATCCACCGGGCGAAGGCGCAAAACGCTGGGAACCTTATGTTAAAAAGGCATTAGCGGCTAACGGTTTACCAACATCAGATGCTTATGTACAGGCTTGGTTACGTCAAATTCAAAGCGAATCTGGTGGCAATCCTAAAGCTGTTCAAAATGGATATGTTGATGTTAATACGCTGAGTGGTGATTTGGCTAAAGGTTTATTACAGACGATTTCAAGAACGTTTAATGCCCATGCATTTCCCGGTCATAAAGATATTTTTAACGGTTACGATAACATGTTAGCGGCGATCCACTACGCTAAAGCTCGCTATGGATCTGACATGCTTGCTGTGATTGGACACGGTCACGGTTACGCTAATGGTGGTCATGTCTATAACAAGCAACTAGCTTGGATCGCAGAAGATGGAGACGAGTTTGTGATCAATAATCGCAAGCCAAATGCTGATAGTTTATTAGCTAGTGCAATCAAGCAACGTGCAGAGATCAACCCAAATAGTTTCAGTGCTAAGATCGCGCATATTATCGATAGTGCTAAATTTAGTGGATCAAACGGTTACGGCATGGCGCCAAGTACAAGTCAAAATGTTGGTACTACTCACAGCACGCAAAGCTACACAGGTACTGATTATAGTCAACAAATCGAAGCTATCAATCGAAAACTTGATATCATTGCTGATAAGCAAGTTAAGGTAGATGGTCGAAGTTTTGCAGTCGCTTATGAAAGATACGGTACTCATGAGCGAAACCAAAGAGATATTTTAGGAAAGAGAGGTATGGCGGTAGATGTCAATTTCTAGCAAAACGTATGGCTTTACGTTCAACGGTAGACATTCGAGCGAGTTTGACATGCGTGTTTTAGATACAAAGCAAATAACGCTACCTCAAAAACGGAAAAGCTTGATACAGTTACCATATAGTTCTAAGCAAGTAGACTTGAGCAACGTATATGGTGAAAACGTGTACGATGAACGCACGATCACATTTCCTTGCAAAATACCGTTTGGGCGTGAAGATCCATATGAGCTGTATAATCGAGTAACAGAGATTACACGCTGGCTATATCAGCCGATTGGAAAGATTTTACTACGTGATGATGCTATGCCAAATTATGCTTTCATGGGCGAAGTTCAGACAGCCCCAACGTTAGAAGAAAACTATAACTTTTCAAAGCTTACGATCACGTTCCAATGCGATGCTTATCGACTCAAAAAACGATTTGATGATGTGTGGGATCCATTCAGTTTTGACCTTGATGCAGCGCAAGAAACCGAGTTCGATGTCAAGGAGTTTGAAAATCTGATGTTGATCAATACAGGCGATCGTGAAGCAGAACTTACAGTCACTTGTGAAAATCCAGTCGATCTTATCTTGAATGATCAGCGTTATCACTTGCGTAGCGGTGGTAATTCAAGTGATGATCTGATACTACCCAAAGGTGAAAGTTTAGTCACGATCGTTGGTAATGGCAAAGTATCATTCGATTGGACGGAAGAGGTGATCTAATGGACAAAGGCTATCGAGTGACGATAAGGGAAGGCTGGAATGGGCCAGAAATGTTGCTTAATTCAGATATTTATCAACGTATTAGGTTAGTATCTGCAACAGTTTCAAAGAGTGTTAGCGCCTATGATAGTTTTACCTTTACATTAGATCCTTCGCATCGATTGTACTCAGTCATCAAGCCGTATAAATTCTTTGTTAAGGTGATTCGACCTGATATAGGTAAAGTACTTTTTGAAGGACGTGTGTTGACTTATTCCGATAGCATGGACACTAGCGGTATCATTCAAAAGACAGCGGTCTGTGAGGGGCTAGAAGGATTTTTGCATGATAGCGTTCAGCCGTGGCAAGAGTTTCATGACACAACACCAAAAGACTTCTTACAAGCACTCATCAACGAGCATAATAAGCAAGTTGAAAGCTACAAACAGATGCGCCTAGGTGAAGTAACGGTCACAAATTCAACTGATAATGTTTATCGTTTTGTAGATGACACAAAAGACACTTACGATAACATTCAAGATAAACTTGTTAGCCGTTTAGGTGGTGAGTTGCGAGTCCGTGATGAAAACGGTGCGTTGTATCTTGATTATATGCCTAAGATCGGTGGAACAGCCAAGCAAAAGATAAAGCTGGCGCAGAACCTGTTGTCATCTTCAAGAAATATTGATCCAACTGAAGTCGTTACTGTGTTAAAGCCTTTGGGCGCAACACAAGAGCGACAGTTTAACGAAGAGGGTAAGACGGAAGTGTCAAGTCCACGTTTGACGATCGCTAGCGCTAATGGCGGCAATGAATATCTTAGGGACGACGAGTTGATCAAAGAATTTGGCGTCAGAGTCAAAACGCAAACGTGGGACGATGTCAATACAGCTGATACATTGCTACAAAAAGGGCGTAATTATCTAGCAAATCAAAAAGCGATCAAGTATGAATTGCAATTAGGATATGTCGACCTGTCTTATATCAAAGGCGCTAACATGTTATCTTGTGGTGATACGATAACAGTGATCAACCAACTACAAGGTATCGAGATCAGTGAGCGGATAATTGCAATGAGCATTGACTTACTGCAAGTTCAAAATACAACAGTCACGCTAAGTAATGATCCACTGGCGATCAACGAGTATCGTAACAGATCGAAAGATGCGTACGCTACTGAAAGAAATGCTTTTTATAATCTGATCCGTGATCAAAAAATGAGCACATCAGAATTAGTTAAGAAGCTAAACAACTCACAACAACAGATCAAGGATCTAAGTGCAGCGCTAAAAGACTTAGAAAACAAAGTCAACGCACAAACGCCAGAACAACCAAAGCCACTGCACGTCGGTAAGATCATCGATGTTAGCGAGTGGCAAGGTGTGATCGATTGGAATAGCGTTGTCAGAGATGATGTAAGTTTAAGCATTATTCGTATCCAAGACGGTTCATCGCATCAAGATCTTAAGTACATGGAAAATCTGCAGAAGTGTATCAATGCAGGTGGAAAATATGCGGTATATGCGTACTTTCGTGGTACATCGACAGCAGACGCACAACAAGAAGCGAGAGATTTTTATCAAAGAGTTCAACGGGTTGTTGCTAACAAGCAACAGCCTGTTTTTTATGCAATCGACGTGGAAAGTGTGGAAATGGGCGGTAATGTATCTCAAATGCGAGCTGGTATCGAAGCCTTCATGTCACAGCTCAACACTTTAGGCGTTCCAGATCATAAGATCGTGTTATATATCGCAAATCACCTGTATAACAGTTTCAATTTGAACACCGCTAGGGCTGGTGCGATCTGGATCCCAAGCTATGGCCAAAACGATGGATCTATCGTTAATAGTACGAAGCCTACACATCCTTATGATCTTTGGCAATACACAAGCAAAGGGCGTGTGTCTGGGATCACTGGCAACGTTGATATGAACACAGAACCTAGTGATAAATTCAAAGCTTATCTTAATTGAAAGGAAGTGAGAAAGTGACATATCGAGATAACACACCGATCACGCAAGAAGATTTAAAAAAGCTTCAACGTGATATTTCAGTTGGGGATGTTGAAAAGGTCGCTCAAACGGTTGCTACTTGGCTTAGAGAAAAAATGTACGGTAAAGATGTGCGTGAGACGTTAGCACAATGGGCGATCTATACTGCACGTATTGCACAGTATCTGATCAATGACGAGCAAGAATTTAAGCGAGTGATGAACGATCTAAAACTTGAGCTTATCAATCGGCAAGGTCAAGTTGAAGGACGACAAACCGACTTAGAGAACCAATTTTTGCAAGTGATCGCAAATGCGACAGTTGACAGTGAAGTTATTCTAGCTCGTAATTCTAATCGCTATGGTAGCTATATAACGCTAGATAATCGATTGGAACACATTGAGCAATTGCTTGCTTCATATGTTCCTGCAGGCTTTACGATCACGTTGAAGCACAATCAAAACCGTAATCCAAGAGTCAATGTTTTGTATTACGAGTATGCGATCGGTACCGAAACAGGAGGCCTAGGAACTGGGCCAAGCGGATCATTTGGTGGTACTAATTTTACTAGCGTAGCACCACAGATCGAATATCAAGATCTAAATACTGTAGTGATCCATTTGCCAACGACATATGCAATGCGTGGAGTCGTTGAATATAAGTATGGCTACTGGTATTTGATCGACGGTTATAAAACACTGCGCTTTGATCTAGGTGAAGTCGATGATCGACGTGCTCTGGCTGGAAATGGGCAACATCAGATCTCATCTGATTCAGTTGCACCACCGCAAACAGATCAACAGCCTACAACGGTGAGCGCACCAAGAAATTTACGTGCAACACGGATCAATGACGAAACGGAAAAATTAGATTGGGAAAAATAAAGGAGGGTGATAGTTTATGGCTATCTCGTTAGAAACGATCGTGACTGGTATGAATGGTGGTCCGGAAGCGATCCAACAAAATTTCAATAAGGTCAAAGCTGAACTTGAACGCATGAACGGTAGTGTCACAGTTATTCCAAAGGAGCAATTTACTGCTCTTAACGGTACAAATTTGGATGCTAATAGTGGTAAGGGATACATCTTTAAATTTAACAATTTTGCAATCGTATCTTTGCGTGCGTATATCGCGGTCAATATGAAAGGATGGACCAATCGTGAAGCGGTGTCTATCCCAAAATCTTACTTTAATGGGTATTCAAAGTTTGAAATGTTTGGCGATCATCGACGTTACGGGTTTGACAGCGATGGTGCGCAATTCGATCTTGATTTCAAAATTGATAAGGGTATCTTAACATTCTATACTCGTGGCAACGACTGGAATAATAAAGGTGCTGCTTTGCAATTAGCTGGGATCTTATACAACTAGAAAGGAAGTGAGCTATAAATGTTGATTTATTATTTTGACGATGCTAAGCGCTTTGCATATACTGATGTAATTGCTGACGGGACACCAGTACCAGAAAATGCAACAACGATCGCGCCAGTGAACACTGACGGCACTGGTATGTATGCACCTACGTGGAACGGGACGGAGTGGGTGCCGATGACTAAAGAAGAATTCGACAAAGAATTTGCGCAACAACAGCGCCCGGATAACGTTCCGGCAGTAACACCTGCGGAAAAGCAAGAAGCTCAGCAAATGTTGACAGTCGCTAAACTGCAGGCAGATGTCGATGCTCTGAAGAAAAGTCAGGAGCAAGGCGCTGCTATCTTAGCAACATTGATGAAACAACAAGCAAATAATGCAAAGGAGGCTAACTAGTATGTTATATAGTTACGAAGTAGTGAACCGTTTTTATAAGATGGGTCTGTTCACCAAAGAAGATGTACAATTATTCGTTGAAGTAAAGTATTTTGCAAAAGAAGATTATGACAAGATGTTCCCGGAAGGCTAGGTGATCGTAAATGAAGTATTTCATCTACAAAGCTGAAGGCACATCGGGGCAACTGCAAAAAGTTGCAGAAGTCACAGATACAACGACATACACCGCAACAAATCTGAAAGCTAAAACAACGTATCGCTTTGCTGTTTCAGCGCATAATGGGCTACGTGAAAGCGAGAAGTCTAACATTGTGACTGTTGCTACATCTGGCATTTCAGCAGTATCAGTTACGCTTACGATCAATTCGACTTCGCTGGAAGTTGGTGGGATCGCTAAAGCTACTGTGACGATCAACCCAGCAAATCAAACAGATGGTGCAGTTACTTATACGTCATCTAATACGCAAGTCGCTACGATTAACGCCAATGGTAATATTACAGCTTTAAAGACTGGTACGACCAATATCAAAGCAACTGTCGGTGGTGTTGAATCTAGCTTGATACGGATCACCGTGTATGAAGCGTTAGTCAATGTCAGTGGCTTGCGTAGCTCAAACGTAACAGCAAACAGCGTTACATTGAACTGGAGTTGATAGCAAATGCAGTATCGCATTTATAAAGATAATGTCAAGATCAAAGAAACAACGACAAAGCAAGTTGAGATCACAGGACTAAAACCAAAAACGACATATACTCTAGGCGTTTCAGCATACAATGGACTACGTGAAAGTACACGAGCCACGATCACGATGACTACACGAGGTCTAGTTATGATCGTTGATAAGGCGTTGCAAGTTGGATCAGAAGTAACGCTAGAGTATGTCGAATATCCTTTAGGATCAGTACCAATCGGATCTGAGCCAACAGGTATGTTTGGTGGGGGGAATCGCAAGAAACTCAAAGCTCGTGTTTTATCGTCAGCTAACGGATCTAGTACGTTGGAATTGCTACAAGCGATTGAAGATACAAAAACAAACTTGATCGTAGATGCTGATGATCCGAAAAAGTGGTCTAAGGTAAATGCCGTTTCTGGCGGTGTTTTCAATTTTACTGATGAATATGCTGAATTGACAGTAAGTGGCCTGACACAGGATCGTTGGATTGGTTTCTCGATGAATATCATCCCTAAAGTAATAAATGTGGGCGATGAATTCACTATTTCTGTGCCACTTTATATCAGTAGTAGCACACCGTACCAAGCTGGGGCTGTATGTATTAAAGAGCACGCATCTGGTAAAGTTGCAATCGCTCAAAATCTACCAGATGGCCCAAAAGATAAATGGTTCAATTTAGAACTTACTAAATCAGCTGGCGTCAAACTGACAGATACCTCACAATCGTTCTATCTTTTTCTTGGCCGTAATGGCTCAATAAAGGTAGGTAAGCCAACGATGTACTATACCAACGAACAGCCAAGCAGCTTTAAAGATAATGCACATTTAAGACAAAATTTGCAAGCCGGAGGAATCAACTTACTTCGACAGTCGCAGCTTGGCTCTAATTATACTCATGATGCTTGGCGTGAAAATTTTGGCGGTATCACTTGGAATAGCAATACTGTTGAACTTAATGTTGGTAATAAAGACTGCGTACAGATCGAACAAAGAATATATAATATTGAGCCTGATTCGGACTATGTTTTTAGTTTTGACTTAAATTATGCTGATGAACAACACCTTGATAAGCAAGGGTTTATTTTCTGGGAGTTCAAAGATAGCGAAGGTAAACAGACTACAAGTGTATATAAAGACAACTGGACAAGCATGGCACAGCTATCTAGTGTTCCGGGACGGTCTAATAAAAAGATAGTGATCCACACTCAGCCAGACACACACATGATCATTTTTATGGTCAGATCTTTAAAGGGCGCAACACAGCCATTTAGACTCAGTAAAGTCAAATTTGAACAAGGTACTGAGCCGACTCAGTGGTCGTTAGCTCGACAAGACATCTACGGCACAGACCAGTTAGACAGTGGTTTCTCAGCTTTTGATGGCTACAAGGCTATTTATTTGAAATGATTTTTTGTGGTGGGTGGGAGGCATAAGAGGAGGTGCTGTTTTGCATCATGAATTTTTAGGCTTAAGCTTGGGCGATTGGACTGCAGTAGTCTCACTCGCAAGTATTTTTATTGGCACGTTAGTTAAAGCTTTGACGCACTCGCTGGAAACGGCACTTACACCGCTACGAATGACGATCAAAGAATTAAATGACAATATTGCTAAGCAAGAACAGCTTGGCTCAAAGCGTGAGCAGATGATTCAAAACAACAAGATTGATATTGTCGCTCACACTAAAGAACTTGAGGATCACGAGCGTAGAATCTCTAAGCTCGAAGATGAAAAATAAAGGGGGTACATCAAATGGAATTTAACGATGTCGTAGTCACATTATTAGCGACTGTTTTAACAGCGGTAATTAGTTATTGCGGTCACTTGTTAGCTAAGAATAATCAAGTGCTAACTATTTTAAGAGCACTCGAGCCGCTTGCCAAAGACGCAGTGATCGCCGCTCAAAAACTTGGAGTAACTGAGTATATGACAGGTATGGCGAAGAAAAGTCATGCGGTGCAAGCTGTCGCTCAAGCGCTCTCAGACGCAGGGTTCACTGTTAAAGATGAGCAAGTCATCAAGAACGCAGTAGAAAAAGCGTATGCACAACAGCGTGATCTATTGAAGCAGTATCCACAAAAAGAAAAGGAGGACTGATCTAGTTGAATAAGAAGAAATTATTGTTTGGAGTCGTTGCATCAACGGCTCTTTTTGTTTCTGCGCCGTTAGCTGAAAATACAATTCAAAACGTATCGATTGCACCGCCAGTAGTTAAAAAGCTCGCACAAACTGATCACGTGCAGGCGGCTGAACGAGAATACGGAACTGATTCCGCTGTATATCAAGGTGCTAATGCGCAAAAGGCGCAAGCAAGCGATACTTTCAGTATTGCTCAAATTGGTGGATCTATTCACGGACGCTTGTATGATCAGTGGACTTATAAGTCACAAGTAAGTACAGGTATTGCTCAAAGTTTACGTATGCATACTTATATTTGGATGCAAACGGGTGGAAATACTACGCAAACAGCGAACATGCTTGACTATTTTCTTCCTAAAATTCAAACACCCAAAGGCTCGATCGTGGCTTTAGATTATGAAGAAGGAGCTGGTCCTAGCGCACAAGCTAATACAGATAACGTGTTATATGGTATGCGTCGGATTAGAGCTGCTGGCTATACGCCAGTTTTATATTCTGGTAAATACTATATCGCTAACCACCTACAGTTAGATCGTATTTTAGCAGAGTTCCCAAATTCATTGTGGATTGCTTCTTACGCTGATATGCAGGTAAGAACAAGCCCACTTTGGGGATACTTTCCATCGATGCCAGGCGTAGCGATTTGGCAATTTACTTCGACAGCTAAACCCGGTGGCCTAGACTATAATGTCGATTTGTTAGGCATTACAAAGAATGGTTATCATCATGGCAATGTAGAGAAACCAGCTACTAAGCCGGAAGCTGTAAAAGACGGAATCGTGGCTGATAACACGCCTAAAAAAGACATTAAGGCTGGCTACACAGTTAAAGTGAACTTTGGTGCAAAAACGTGGTCCACGGGTCAAGAGATCCCAGCTTGGGTCAAGGGTAATAGCTACGAAGTCATTCAAACGAGTGGCAATAAAGTCTTACTCGGTGGCATTATGTCTTGGATCGACCGCTCTAATGTTGAGATCCTATCGACAGCTAAGCAAAACAATGCTCAATCTACAACAGGCACATACACCGTTCGTAGCGGTGACAGCTTGAGTGCGATCGCAGTGCGGTTTGGGACAACTGTCAGTGCATTGCAGAGTGCTAATAACATTCGCAATGCAAACTTGATCTATCCTGGTCAGGTTCTTCGTGTTAGTGGACAAGCTACAGCTCAACGCACATACACAGTGCGTTCTGGCGATAACTTGAGCGTGATCGCTGGGCGCTTAGGTACTACAGTGGGCCACTTACAATCGATGAACGGGATCAGAAACGCCAATCTGATCTATCCGGGCCAAACATTGCGGTACTAGCCTATGAGATTAGTAAAGATCGATCATAATCTACAGAAAGCCCGTGATACTAGTCGTGTTTACGAGTTAATGCTATTTGACGGTGCCGAAAAAGTGACTATTGCAGATGATGCAAATGTTACTGTTAAAGTTGGAAATTCAACAGGTTTTTTGCTTGATGTTGAACCTACGATCGTAGATGGAAAAATTCAAATCGATAGTGCCAAGTTTGTCGATCTACCGCCAGATACTTATAGGCTGGAAGTTTGGATCACTAAAGATGATAAGCTACACATTTATCCGGACAAAGATCAAGCCTTGATTAGACTGACTAGCACGCTTAACGATGTGCAGGGAACGGCTTTAAGTGTAATCACGATCGAACAACTTAGAAAAGAGATCGCTGAAAGTGGTGGCGCTGGTGTACCTGTCGTTGGTCCAAAAGGTGAAAAAGGCGACCAGGGACCACAAGGTGAACCTGGTCCCAAAGGAGACCCTGGTCCTGCTGGTCGTGACGGCCTAAATGGTAAGGATGGTGCTCAAGGACCTAAAGGTGACAAAGGAGATACTGGACCTGCTGGTGAACGTGGACCAGCTGGGAAAGATGGCCAAAATGGGCATGATGGCAAGGATGGAAAGTCAGCCTACCAAATTTGGCTGGATCTTGGAAATACTGGCTCGGAACAGGACTTCATTGACAGCTTGAAGCCTAAATCAGACGAAAGCAACAAAGTCAGCGAAGCACGACATGCGCCGACTGCGTGGACGTTAGATCGCAGT